TTCTTTAGCTTTCTCAGATTTCGGCACCCATTGAGTTGCATCATCAATACCTTTAAGTTCTCTAATAACTTTGGTACTTCCTAATAAAATATCTCCAGCAAAACTTAGACCAACTCCTTCATTGATATTCTTCATCCTTTTTACTTCAGGAGAATCACTATCTAATGTGGCAATATTATCTGGTATCCAGCCATAAGTCTGCGGCCACGCTGCTTTTAATGAACCAGAAGCGTTATGGTCAGTTAAGTTTTGGGTGTTAATTCTATCTACTATGACACCTGATAAAGCATCTAAACCAGCTGTACCAGCAAACTTAACAAGGGTTTTATTACCAAGTGCCCAGCCAACTTTGGCATGTGCTGCCATACCTAAACCTTTTAAGAACATTCCACCATATAAAGATGGGATGATAATTCCAGACATATCTCGTACTCCTTGGAGCACACCATTTTCGTATTCTGGAAGCTTAGGTAAATTTACACCGGGCAGTATGTTTATAGTATCAATAGCAAAATCAGTGACACCAGCTCCTGCAGCAGCTAAATAGTTTCCTGGATTATATGCAGATGCAGAACCAAAACTTTCAGTAAAAGCTTCTTGTGGAGTTATTTTTTCTCCAGCGGCTTTCCTTTCTCTTATATCACTATAATCAGGTGCTTGATCTGATTGTGGTGTTTGTAGTCCCGTAGAACTAGATTGTTGGGATGATTCCTGACCCTCCACTTGACCTTGGTCTATAACAGAATGTAGTTGTTCTCTATTAGTAGCTTCTCTATTAAACTGATCAATAGATTCTATAGCGTCTTCTGCTAATTGTGGTACTGATTCATTCAATTCATCCATTATTTCGTCATTCATTCAATTCATCCGTATTAGGAACATTTCTATTTTTTGGATCTAAATGGCTTATCTTATTTTGGTAGTTTTCAGTTTCTTCTTTGTTTAACTCTTTAGTATTTCTTTCTTTCCAAGCTAAAACATCTGCTCTGTACTCGTTATAGTTCTTATATCTTTTACTTGACCATGTAGGTCTTGGATCAAATCTAAGATCTTCTAAAGCTTTTATTTTAATTTCCTTATCACCATATTTATAAAGTAACCGTGCATATGCTCTTTTTTGATCTCTAGTTAACTGTGAATTTATTGGTTTAGTAAAATCTAAAACAACACCTTCTAGTTCTAATTCTTCTGCTAGCTCAGTTCCAGCTAAAATATGACCTGGAGGTATTTTATACGTTTCAGCAAGTTTTAATATATCTTTTCCGTCTGGACGTAGAGCAGCTACACTATCACTTATTCCTGTAATTGCTCCACCATAAGTACCCCAAGCTCTAGCACTTGTGATACTGGTTGCAGAATAATTAAGTAAGAATTGACTCTCTGTAGGTAACCCTTCAAACAATTTTAAAGAATCACTCGAAAGTGGCTCCATACCTATTGCTTTTCTTTGTAAGTTAATAACATCAATAGCATTTATACTATCAAACTTTTTAGCAATTCTTTTTGCTTTCTCCGGTATAACAAATGATCCTCTTTCTGCTGACTCATTTTGCATATTTATCAGTTCTTGTTCACTAAAAAACAAACGGGGAGAAGTTAAAGATTCACCACCTAGTAGTTTTATATATTGATTCTCTTTACGTATGGCTTCATCAATTCCTTTAGTATTTTGAATAACTTCTTCTACTGTGTAGGAATTTGGAGATATTAAATTACCACCGACATCTTGAAAAGGATTTTCTTTGTGACCCGCACCTTTTTCTAGAGCAGTATCAAATTCAAGTTTTAATTCGTCAAATGCCATTTGACCAGCATTATGCCTTTCTTCTGGAGGTAAAGACCCAATTATTTCTATAGATCTTTTTTTCCATCTTGCTTGAAAATATGAAGTTAATGATACAGCTCCATCATCCCATCCGCCAGGCATCATAGTAGATTCCTTTTTAACCATATTCTCAAGCATTTCATTATATAGCTTTGCCCCAGAAATTACAGTATCTCCTTGTTGTGCTTTTAATTTATTTTTTTCTTCAAGTTGTATTTGTATAGGATACGTTTTTAAGATTTCAGAGGTCATATTTCCATCTCTATAAGCTATATCAAATTTATTTTGATATTCTTTTATTTTATTTTTCTCAAGACTTAAAGTATCAATAGCAGTTTTTAAATAAGGATCTGCATGACCACGGTATTTTAATCTCTGTCTTTCTTGTTCATCTCTAAGTTTTTGTATAGTTTCTAATCTATAACCATCTTCAGTAATTTGCTTTGGATCAAGAGTTTTAAGGAATGCATCAGTATCAGCTATTGCATCTAGTTTGTTTTGGTTTTCTATTCTTAGTTGTTCGTTACTAGCACGATCAATTAAAGCATCTTCTATATCAGCTACTTCTTTTTCAAACTGTAATCTATAAGTTGTTTCATGACCATCTGCATGTATATATTTTTTATCAAGTAAGTCATCAATTTGTCCCTCTTTAAGAACTCCTTTTTCTGCTAATACTTTAATTTCTTCTAAACCAGCTCTTCTAGCAGCACCTTTTCCTCCATATAAACCTTCATAAGAACCTACGTAATTGTTTAGGCAATGAACATTGTCCGCTCCAGCTTTCACACATGATAAAAGACTTCTATTAGCTTCTACTTTCTCCTGTGTTTTAATTTCTGTTTCCCTTGTTGAGTACCAATTATTATATGCAGCTTGTTCTTTCTTTCTTTGTCCATCAAATAAGTGTTCATTAACAAGAGCTGGATTAATATCACCTAAAGATTTATAAAGTTGTAATCTATATTTTGATTCAGCTGCTTTGTACTCTTCGTAGCTAGTGGCATTTTTTAATTCTGGATTAGTACTTGGATTATATTGATCAAGTTTACTTTCTACCCAAGCAACAACAGCTCCGTGTTGTTCTGCTTTATTTAATTTTTTAAATTCAACAGAAGTCCATATATCACCGCCATTAGATTCATGATTAAATCTTAATTTATTAATTTCTGATCCTTCTTTTTTTAAAGTTTCTACACCAGCTTTATAGTTGTCTTGATCTATTTTAGGAAGACCATTTTCATAGAGCCACATATAACCCTTTGCATAGTCTTCTTTTCTTTGTTCTTCTTCTCTTTTTTTTAATACACCAGCAATGCTGTCAGAGATACCAGCTAATGCTTCCATGGTTGTACCGCCAGCTAATGCTGCGTATTTGGCATTACTAAGTTCTTGACTCCAGTAATTATCCATGCCAGCATTAATATCTTTGTAGGCAGTTTGGAGTGGAGCTACATAATCTTCGGAATCGACAGGATCAAATGATCCACCTTGAAATGAGTCAGTCATAATTAATCAGGCATATTAAAGTTAACGTTGTTGAAAGGTGACTGAAAAAGACTGTCAGACATACCAGAAACGTCCATTGATAGACCACCATCTGTATCTCCAAAAAGATTTGGTGTTTCGTCTCCTTCTGCCATTCCAGCTAGACCACCAACAATACCTCCTAATAAAGGCATAGTTGTATTCATCATTTGAGGAGGTTGTGGAGCCAATGAAGGAACTGGTTGGAAAGCAACTTGTGAGAACATTTTGTTTCTTGCACTCTTTGCTTGTCTTCTAATAGATTCCATATTTTCTATCGCAGCTTCTTGTGATCTAGTTAAAGCAAATGCTAAATTTCCAAGTTTTCTTCCATACTCAGCAGAAACCATAGTTTCATACCTTGCAGCAGATCTTCCAGTCATACCAGAAGCTGCTCTTTTCCCTAACTTCTCTTTAGTCATCTTCATAAAAGCTGATTCAGACTTTGCAAGTGCTGAGGATATCGCACCACCTATAGTAGCCCTAGCTTTTTCATAGCCACGATTAGCAGCTAGATCATTTTCATTTAGATCTATATTATATTTATTAATTTTTGCAGCATAAACTGATCTTTGTTGTAAAAAACCTCTTTTACGAATTTCAAGAGCACGCTCATATTCGCGTCTCCTTCTTTCGTTTTCGGCTTTAGCAGATTGCATACCAGCAATCCCTTTAAGACCAGCTGATGCTATTTGTGCAGCTAGTAAAAACGACATCGGCAAAATTCTATAAAGGATAAATTATTGGGTCCGTATTTTAATTCCCTTACAAATTTGAACCCTAGGAATTTAAGAAGTTTTAAATGAACCTTGTTTCGTTTATCAACGATATTCCAAAGCAACTTCTCTTCTCTACTCTCTATATACTTCTTTGATTCTCTCGCAAAAGTATGTGGATATTTAAGGATAGATGGTGTACAGAGCATCCAGATTTGCCCATCTTCAAGTACGCCAGCTATTCCAGCTATTTCATCATTTGGAACTTTAAAGTAGACAGAATCACTATTATCAATTCCTACTACTAAGGCACTTTCAGGATCATGTCCATGACCCTCAGTTAATTCCATCCGATCTTCTGGTAATAAGTTAGAAGCTACATGTAAAGCAGCTTCCAACGTTGCAGGATAAATATATTTAGACACGTTTATATAATTTATTATTGTAATCGCCTTCCCAGTTGTATGAGATTAAAGTTGAAGGCGAAGGATGTTTAGAGGAAATAGTAACGGTTAATGATTTGTTTCGTTCATAACAAGGTACTGTCTCAATACTGTTAGGTAGAAAAGTACTTGTATTTGGTAAAAGCTGGTTAGCTTTGTTAACCTCTATTTGTTCTGTATATGAACCTTTATTCTCTCTATCAATAGTTATTGAATAAATTCCTACATCACCAAAGCTAAATTTAATTCTGTGTATTATTAAATCAGCTCTAGTATCTGATCTCCAGTTTTCACCAGATGCTCTTTGTACATAAATAGTAGGTAGTTGAACTTTCATTTCAAAGTTGTAGCCAATTATGAAACGATCATTTGACCAATCACCATCTAGATTTAATCTGTTATTACTTGAGGTATAAGTTATCTGTCCATACCTACCTAAATTCTGTACAGGATTAGATCCAGTTGTAGTGTTAGTGTTATCGTAAGCAACTAAATCTGTCAGTTTTTCTATACCTGTAGGTCTAGTTATATAAGTTTTATTAGTTGCAGCATCATATGTCCATTGACGACTTACAACATCATTTGTCTCCATTGAATGATCCAAATGTATTGGATAGTCAACATTTGATTGAGTTACAAAATGGCTTCCAGTATCAAGTTTTACACTGTATTTTAATAATTGACGTTTATTAGCAGTTCCATTTTCAACAACAACATATAAAGCATCATCAAGCATACAATGGTAAACAATGTTGCCAGTAACTTTCCAACTAAACCAAGATGATAAATCTCTTTCTGATCCACTATCAAAATATCTATAACAAAATAGATCTTCAGTACCTTCTTCACTAAAGAAGATTATACTATTTTCTCTTGAGTTAGATATTAGTTTTAAATCTTTAGTAAATAATTCCGATACAACTTTACTTTGTTCAACAACTGTAGGTTCTCCTTCTCGTTGTATCCTAGACATTTCAAAAAATCTACTATATTTATTAGCGTTATCTAGGAAACCAACAGTAGTTCCTAATGATATTGGATTAGTTTTAAAATTAAAGTTATAAGTTGATAAAGCATTTATCTTTGCTGTACTTGGATTTAAAAGGTCACTATCAGTAGTTAACATAAACTGCTGATTTTTTGTAAAAATTAATAAGCCAGCGTTAACCTGAATAGCATCAAAAACAATAGCTGGATACTCCGAACTAACCGAAATATCAATAACATCAATATTAGAAAAAGTTGTAGCAGTCTTAGCCCAGTAATTAAAAAAGTTTCCAGGACGAGACATTATTATATTTGCATCACTTAGCATGACTAATCTATTTCTAAAGAAAAGCATCTTGTTTATAGTTTTACCTACAAAAGATGCTCTTGGATTAGTACCACCATCAGCGGATGTGTCGCCAGCATTAGCAACTTCATAATCAACTTGATCTAAAACAAAACTAGTATTATTTCTACGTACTAATTTGACTGGCATAGTTGCCTTGTCGTACTCAATTTGGGTTCCGGGTTTAGCACACTCTTCCCATACTCCTTCACCATCTAAGTCATTATTTCCAAAAAATTTTACATAGTAATCGTCATCTTCTGTTTGGTTACTGTTAGCAACTCTAATAACCATTCCATGTTTACACTGTTTTGGTAAATCTTCTACTGTTAATATTTCTCCAGCAACTACATTCATCAATTGAGAATTAGTAGTTGTTGCTTTAAATGCACCTTCGGAAGTAGGTCTGCTTATATATAAACCAGTACCAATTTGTTCTACATAATAACCATTAGAAGGATCGTGTCTCCATTGGTATAATGAGTTATTACCTGAATGACTAGTACCTAATATTTCTTCTCTTATATTTCCAAGAATAGATTCAGCAGTAACTGTTTGTTTTGTCTCAAACGATGTAGGGTCTGGTCTGATTAATCCTAAATTAGCTTGAACTTGGGAGATACTATTAGCTTCTATAGTTACTTTATAATAAGCATCAAGCATATAAATATAAAAGAAATCTCCTTCTTGCCAACCCTCACCTCCATACAACAAATCATGTGTATGTGTATATCTAGTTCTATACTCAACGTTTGAACCAGAACCAACAGGAGTTGATTGTCCTGTAGTAGTAAGTCGGAAGTTAAGATTTTTCCTTCCCGTCTGTAAACCTTTACTTATAGAAGCACTATGAGATGCGACGTTTGATGAAGATGTATAACTAGCGGTAAAAATACTAGAACTAGTAACTGCTTGTACTTGATAAGTACCGTTTGTAAGATTGTCTGAATCTAAATAAAAATAATCATTAACTGCATAGCCATGGTTAGCTAAAGTAATTTGTAAAGTATTACTTGATGCAGTAACTTCAGCAGTAACAGTTTCAGCTTTTCGGTAAACACCAAGATTATAAGAAAAGTCAGAACCATTGCTAGTTGATACAGCATCATAATCTGTAAGTTGAACATTACTACTTACATCAAACACACGAGTACCAACATTAGGTGCTACTTCATCTCTATTATCTCCGGCAGTATCATCACATCGAGTAGAGTTAGTTAATCTATCTGTGTGATTCTCCATTGCACCGTTAGTATCACAATAATTATTACTTGTTCTTTCTGCATCAATACGTATTCTTGTTGCCGTAGATATGTCAGTTAAATTGGTATTACTAAATAGATTTAAGCTATATTGATTTGCATATTTTATTGTTTCAAGTTCTATAAAAGCTTCAGGAGGTCTAAGTGGTTCGACAGTTGTAGCCATACCCACTTCTTTTGTTCTATTTGTTAAAAAAGTAAAATCATTAACAGTTAGAGATTGTATATCTTCATCATTTGTATGTGTAAGATAATTTACAAGTTGTGTATTTAATGTAGAGACAGCACTTATATAATCCCATCTTGTACTTCCATCAGTTATGTCAGCATTAGTACCAGATGGTCCGCCGGATGCTGCAGAAGTTCCGTCAGTATCACATTCATAAATATTTGAATTATGAGTAACTCTGTCACCAACAACAAATGCAGTACTTGCAGTCCAAGGAATACCACCTGTATAGACATTCATTTCTGAACCGTCGCTGCATTTCCACATATTAATATCGCCAGTTCTACTGACTTGACCTATATATTGCTCTGCTTCATCTCGGTAATAATGAAACCATCTACCATTTGCTACAGCATTATTAGTCCCATCACTTAAAGAACCAACAAACTGACCTCCTGGTCTCTTCATTAAACCATTGGTTATATCAGGTAGTACGTTTTGTGCAACATTAACTTGTCCCGGAACTTTTAATTCGTCTGCCTGTTGTGAAATTCCTCCTGTTAATGTTGGTACTTGTTGTGTAACACTTGCCATTATCTAATTAGTGATTTGAAAGGTTTGTATGAGTCGTAACTACTTTCATGTGGGAATCCCATGAAGGAGTGATCACCTTGGTTACATTCGTAATCAACAACAGACGCTCGTGTTAAACCTTCTTGTGTTTGTAAAAGTTGTACTAATTGTGGATTTGTGATTAACTGTGCAGCAGCTCTAGCTGACGCTTTAGCAATTATGTATCTTTGAAATACGGAAGGTATATCTGTAAAGGTATAAAGATAAACAACATCTATTTCAAGATCATCATCAAACTGATCTGTATGTGCGACTTTATCGTATAGTCTTCCATTACGTTGTACTAAATCCATAGACTTATCTTCGCTTCCACTAAGGTCATAACGAAGTACGTTGTAAGGTAAAACTATATATTTTGTTGTTGGATCTGGAGACACTTTAACGTGATCTTCAGTATTAAAATGCCAACCTTCATTTAAAACATCCTTAATACATTCAGTAAGAATGTTGTAAATAAAAGAAGTTTCTGGATTATTTAAATTTAAAGATGTAATTGGTGATTGACCTATGGCACCCAAAATAGAATTGACTGCGGATAGTTCGGTATCGGTTGCAATAGTTGAAGTAGCCATAAAAAAAAAGGGAGCCGAAGCTCCCGTATAAAGTGTATAAATTAGAATGCAGAAGGAGCAGTAGCACCAACATATAATTCAACAGCAGCAGCTGGGTTTAAGTAGTCTGCACCCATAGCCATGCGACC